CCACGACACGGTGTCGTGCTTTTTCCACGGGACCATCGAGGAGCCCCGCCGCCCGTGGGACGCCGCGAGTGACGAGCGCCGCTACCGCCGGCGGACCGGGGCGACGCGGACGCATCTGGACGAGCGCGACCGAAGAATCCTCGCGGGGGACGAGGCGGCGTATGAAAGCGAGGCGCCGATGGAGTGAGGCGCCCGGCACAAAAGCGAAGGCCCGGTAGCCCCGAGCCTTCACAACGCCCCTTTGTAGGAGAGGACATGTCGAAGATACCACAGGACGGCGAGCGTGGGCCAATGGCATCGTCGATGGCCGTTGAACGGTCGATCGAGATCCGGCTAGTCGGGCACGCGTACCACGTGCGGCGGATGGAACGGTCGCGGGGCGGCCCGGGGCAGTGGGACGCGAGCTCAAGGGTGCACGTCCGGATGTCGATGCGGGCGGTGGAGGCGGACCTGGCATGGGTGCGCCCAGAGGACACGCCGGAGCCCCCGGACAACGACGAGCGGAGGCGGGCCGATGGATAGGCGGCGGATGTCCCCACGTGAGGTGCCGCCGTGAGCCCGCCAGCGGACCCGGAACTGAAACGGGTGTTGCGAGCCGTCCAGCGAGCCGTGGGCGAGCGCTCCTGGCCATCGCCGGCCGCGCAGGTAGTGCTCCAGTCGCTGTTGCGGACGCTTTTGCGTGGGGACGAGGTGCCAGCGCAGGCGGCGTGGGCGGGCGGCCTTGGCATCGGCGTAAAGGCGCTCCAGACGTGCCTGGCGGAGTTGTCGCTGGGCGGGCTGGTGTACATGGTCGACCGCGGTCCGCGCCCGGCGGCGTACCTGCCGCAGACGACGGCGCTGGAGGCGTGGGCGAGGGGGCAAATGTCCGGCCCCGAGGGCATGGCATTGTCCGGCCCTGAGGGCGTCACAGATGGGCAAATGTCCGGCCCTGGGGGCGTCACTGCTCGCGCGCGCGCGGCCGTGTTGTCGTCATCATCATCTCCCATCTCATCTGCATCACTGGATGCCGACCAACAGCGCGACCTCGCCGCCTGGAAGGCCAGGCTCGGCGCCACCAGGGTCGACGCCGCCACCGCCCTCGCTGAGGACCGCTTTGAAAAGGACGTGGAGCGAGCGATCCGGATCATCCGGGAAGCAGGCACCAAGTGCCCACCGGCAGTCTGGCCGACGGTGCGGAGCTACATGGCGCGTGGCATCAGCCTCGCGGACCTGCGCCAGCTCGGCGTACGGATCGCCGAGTACGGCCACGCCGCCGGCGGGATTGCGTACTGGCGGCCGGCGCTCGACGCGCTGCTGGAGGCCCGGCTGGAGGGCGCGAACATCGTGCAGATCGACGACTGGCTGTCACGCCCACCGGCGATGGAGCCGCTGGAACAAGAGAGGACTTGGCAATGACGAGAATGACGGCCCTGGTGCCGCAGCCCCCGACCCTGCCCTACCGGGACCACCCCCACGCGGATTCCCCGTGCGGCTGCTGTGGGCGGCCCTTCGGGTCGCACCAGCAGGGGCAGTGCACGGCGGCCTTTTTGGAGGTGGGCGAGGCGATCAGCCGGCGTCGCCCGAGCTATGCGGTGTCCGTGCGTCGCCGGCTGATCGCGCGGGCGAGCGAGGCGGTGGCGTCATGACCGACCCGATGCTGACGGACGAGTTCGAAATGCGGGTCGTGCGGTTTCGGCGCGAGATGGAGGCCGAGGGCTGGCAGGTAGTCCAGAACCGCGACGAAAAGCCGTCCGGGCTGGTCGTGCTGCACCTCACGGTGAGCGCCTGGGTCCGGCGGATGGCCCCGGCGCCCGCCCCAGCCGGGCCGGCCGAGAAGCCGAAGGGCGGTGCGCGATGACGCCGCCTCGTGGGGGTCTAACCTGCGCGTGTGGGCACGTGGACCGACGCCACTCATCGGGGACGGGCTCGTGCGTGGCGATCGTGACGGCGTGCGATGGATCGGTGACCACGGCGCGAGTCCCGCGTTGGTGTCCGTGTGACCGCTTCCGGTCGGCGGCGGGCCACCAGGCTGGGTTCGGCGCCCGGCCATCCGGGGAGGGCGTGCGATGACAGAGCCCACCCGCGAGAACATGACCAGCCGTCCCGGGCACCGCTCGGTATTCCCGGAGCTCCTGGCCGACATCGCCCGGCGCCTCGAACTCGGCTGGGAGCGCCACGGCGTGGGCCTGGGGCCGCAAACGGTCGACGGCCTCCAAGAGGCATACGAGGAGGTGCTCGACCTCGCCGCCTACCTGAAGGCGGAGCTGATGCTGCGGGAGGGTGAGCGATGACGAGCCGCAGCGGCGAGCACAACGCCTGGGGCGCGCACAACCGGCGCGCGGGGCTGGTGACGATGCACAGGATATCGCTGCGGCGGGCGCGCCGGCGCTGGCAAATGGTGTTGCGCTGGATGGTGTGGCGATGACCACCGCGAGGGAGATGCTGGACCGTGCGATGTCGGAGGCGGAGTTCCAGGCGGTGGTGGTCGAGCTCGCGCGGCTGGAGGGGTGGCTGGTGTACCACACGCGGGACTCGCGCGGCTCGGCGGTGGGCTTCCCGGACCTGGTGATGGTGCACCCGACGGCGAGCCGAGTGGTGTTCGCGGAGCTGAAGTCGGAGCGGGGGAAGTTGTCGATGGCGCAGATGCAGTGGATGACGGCGCTGCTGCGTGCGGGAGCGGAGTCGTACATCTGGCGCCCGGGCAGCTGGGAGACCGTGCGGTCGGCGCTGGCGGTGGGGCGAGGCGGTGGGGCGATGAGGCGCCAACAGACCACCCTCCTATGCGAGTGCTGCGGGGACTCGTTCCCCGCGAGCCAGCGCCTCTATGGCGCCCGGCTCGCCATCGCCAGCGTACGACGCAGCCAGGCATACACCCGCTGTCCGCAGTGCCGTATGCGCTGCCCCCAGCCCAACGGTCGGGCGCTGCGGTGCGAGCGGCTGTCGCCGGGCGCGCTGTGTGATGACGCCGGAGGTTCGATCCGCGTTGCGGGTGGTGGGCCGGGGGGCGTGAAGTGAGGGCACCATTTCCGTCGCCGGCCTCGTCGGCCTCGTGTCCACGATGCGGGAAGGCGGCGGTGGCGGTCCGGCACGGCGAGGGCTGGTGCACGGTCCACGGGACGTGGCTGGCGGCGGGTCGCGACTACGACGTGGTGGAGCGGCCGTCGCCGGTGCGGCGGCGGGACCTGGCGGCGCGGGTTGGGCGGCGCTGGTCGGAGTCCGAGGTGCGCTGGGTGGTGGCGAACAAGGACCGGATGTCGGCGACGGAGATGGCGGGCGTCCTGGAGCGCTCTCCGCGTGGGGTCGCCATCATGCTGTCAAAGCGGAAAATCCGGAAGCGTCGCGTGGGAGAACTCAAACAAGTGGCACAACCTCGCGGTTGGTACTGGACGGAGCAGTCACGGGCGGCGCTCGAGGACAGTGCGGTCCTCGGCGCCCTGCGGCGGACGGCGCAACGGCTGCAACGCAGCCATGCGGCGGTGCGCTGGCGGCTATGGCGGATGGGCGTCCGGCGCGCGGATGGGTACCTGTCGGCGCGAGAGGTGGCGGCCCAGTACGGGTGCACGGAGCACCGGGTCGGGCGGCTGATACGGCTCGGGGTGTTGCCGGCCTCGAAGCGTGGCGGTTCGTACTGGCGGATCGACCCGGCGGACGCGGCGCGGCTGTCGCGGCTGTTGCGGGCCAGGAGCAAATACACCCCGAAGGGGTTGAGGCGATGAAGCGATGTTTGGACTGTGGCGCCCTTACACGGAGGTCGCGGTGCGACGCGTGTGCGCGTGAGCACGAGCTGCGCCGGAGCGCGAGGCGCGGGACGAGTGGGTATGACCGGCAGCGGAGGATGCGGGCCATACTCGCGCGCGATCTCCACCTATGCCGGCGGTGCGGTGAGCGCGCGACGGAGGTGGACCACGTGGTCCCGCTGTCACAGGGCGGCACCGATGCCCCGGCCAACCTGCAGGCGCTCTGCCGCCCCTGCCACGCCTCGAAGGGGAGGGGGGGGCAAAAAGTTCCCCTCGCCGCCCCCTCTGGCACCGGCGAAAAGCGACTTCGCGCGACCGCGAAATTGGGGGCCGGAGGGGGCCTCCCCCCCGAGGGGAGGCCCTGATGCCCGCCGGTAGGCCACCGAAGCCCGACGCGATTCGCGAGCTGCAGGGCAACCCCGGCAAGCGCCCACTCCGCAAGCGCTCCGCCCGCCCCGCCGTGCGGCTCCCGAACCCCCCCGAACACCTGCCCCCGCCGGCGCGCGCCGAGTGGAGGCGCGTGGGCGAGCAGCTCCGCACCCTGGGCCTCATCAGCGATGTCGCCCGCGCCGCCCTCGTCGTCTACTGCGTCGCCTGGACCCGCCACAAGCAGGCCAGCCTCGCCATCGAGCGCGAAGGCGCCGTCATCTACGTCCCCGAGCACACCGACAACAAGGGCCGCCCCTGGCCCGCCCGCTGGGACACCAGCCCATGGGTCGCCATCGAGCGCAGCGCGGCCGACCAGATGCTAAAGGCCATGCGCGAGTTCGGGATGACTCCCGCCAGCTTCACGAAGGCCGCCGCCGCCGAGCCCGAGCAGGAGGCCACCCCGCTCATGCGCCTGCTCCAGGGCGGAAAGCAAACTGCAGGAGGCCCTGATGCCCGCCGGTAGGCACGGATCTCTCTATTGGCGTCACCGCATCTGCGCGGTCGCGATAGCAGTGGGGAACTAGGCACATGACCACCGCCACCACCCGCCGGCGCCCACCGCCCACCCCCACCCTCGACCCCACCACCGCCTACGCCCGCGCCGTTATCGACGGCCGCGTCCTCACCGGCCGCCTCGTCCGCCTCGCCTGCGAACGCCACCTCAACGACCTCGCCCACGCCCACCAGCGCGGCCTCCGCTTCGACCCCGACCTTGCCCAGCGCGCCATCGCCCTTATGGAGCTCATGCCCCAGCGCAAGGGCGAGTGGCAGGGCCGCCCACTCCGCCTCGAACCCTGGCAGCGCTTCATCGCCGGCAGCGCCTTCGGCTGGACGCGCGACGACGGCACCCGTCGCTACCGCAAGGTATACGTCGAGCTCGGCCGCAAAAACGGCAAGACCACCCTCGCCGCCGCCGTCGGCAACTACCTCGCCTGGATGGACGGCGAGCCCGGCGCCGAGATCTACGCGGCCGCCACCAAGCGCGAGACCGCGAAGATCTGCTGGAGCGAGGCCAAGTGGCAGCTCGACTACTCGCCCCCGGGCTCCCGTGCAGGCACCAAGCTCGGCGACCAGCTCGGCGTGAACCTCCTCGCCGCCAACATGCACCAGCTCGCCACCGCCTCCAAGTTCGAGCCCCTGGGCGCGGACGAAAACAGCGGCGACGGCATCAACCCCCACGCGTACATCCTCGACGAGCTCCACGCCTGGAAAGACCGCCTATATTGGGGCAAGCTCCAGACCGCCATGGGCGCCCGGCGCCAGCCCATCACCTGGATCATCACGACCGCCGGCGACGAATCCGAAAGCATCTACGGCGACGAGCATGAATACGCCCTCAAAGTCGTCGAAGGCGTCATCGACGATGACAGCCTCTTCGCCTACGTCGCCTGCCTCGACGAAGGCGACGCCTGGGACGACGAAAGCGCCTGGGTCAAGGCCAATCCCAACCTGGGCGTCAGCCTCAAACTCGACTACCTCCGGCAGCAGTGCGCCGAAGCCAGAGGCAAGCCCAACACCCTATCCATGTTCAAACGCATGCACTGCGGCCTCCGAACCGCCAGTGCCACCCCTTGGATCGCCCTCGACCTCTGGGACGCCCAGGCCCCCCGGCGCGAGCTCGACGAACTCGAAGGCCAGCCCTGCTACGCCGGCCTCGACCTCAGCTCCAAGATCGACCTCACCGCCCTCGTCCTCCTCTTCCCGGACGGCCCCGACGCCGCCGACGTTCACTGTTTTTTTTACGTACCGGAGGACAACATCGCCGAGCGCGCCCAGCGCGACCGCGTCCCCTACGACGCCTGGGTCGAGCAGGGCTACATCACCGCCACCCCCGGCGCCAGCGTCGACTACGAATACATCGAGCGCGACCTCGCCGAGCTCCGCACCCGCTTCGACCTGCGGTCCGTGGCCAAGGACCCGTGGAACGGGAACGACCTCCACCGGCGCCTCGAAGCCGGCGGCTTCACCGAGGAGGAGGGCTGCCCCGTCGTCGACATCCCCCAGAACTACGGTCGCCTCAGCGACCCCACCAAGGAAGTCGAGCGCCTGCTGATGCGGAAAGCGTTCCGGCACGGCGGCAACCCCGTCCTGCGCTGGAACGCCGCCAACGCCGTCGCCGTCGGCGACGCCAACGAAAACATCAAGCTCGACAAGCGCAAATCGAAGGAGCGCATCGACGGCATGGCCGCCGCCGTCAACGCCACCGCCGAGTCCCTCGCCCACCGGGACACCGACGCCGGCATGCTCATCTACGCCCCCTGGATGGACGACGAGTGAGGCGTGTGCGGCTGCGGGTCCGGGCCTGGCTGCGGGTTGGCGTGCCGGTGCTCGCCGAAGCCGGCGGCTTCCTGCTCCTGGCCGCCGCCGCCTGGGAGCTGCACCACGTCGCCGGCATGGTAGTCGCGGCGGCCGTCCTCCTGTTCGTCGCGAACCGGCCAAGTCCCCCTCCCCCCTGACACCCTAGGCTCCCCACATGGCGATCATCCGGTCCTATGCCCGCTCGTTGCGCGCCGCCCCCCTGCTCCCCGCAGGGGGTGAGGGTTACAGCCTGCTTACCAGCCTGTTTGGCCGCGCGACGCGCGCTGGCCGGTGGGTAGACGACGACAGCGCCCTCACGATCTCCGCCGTCTACCGCAGCGTCGCCATCATCGCCGGCGTCAGCGCCGCCCTACCCATCCACGTCTACACCCGGCGCCCCGACGGCAGCCGCCAGAAGATCCAGCGCGAATCAGAGCGCTTCCTCTGGGGCCGCCCGAACCCGGAGGTCACGCGTTTCGCCTTCTGGGCCACTGTCTACACCCACCTCGTGATGACGGGCAACGCCTACATCTACGTGGTGCCCGCCCCATCCGCCCCCCGGCGCCCCGCGGAACTATGGCCGATCGAACCCCGCCGCGTAGCCATACGCCGGGGGGCCACTGGCCGGAAGGTCTACACCATCGACGGCGCCACCCCCGAAACCGACTGGACCACCGGCGGCAGCATCGTGCACATCCAAGGGCTCGGCACCGACGGCCTGCGCGGGCTCTCCCCGATCAGCCTCTTCGCCCAGAGCCTAGGCATCACCCTCGCCGCTGAGGAGTTCGCCGGCGCCTACCTGGGCAACTCCAGCACCGTCAACGGCTACCTAGTCGCGGACCAGCCCATTTCGAGACTGGAAGCCGAGGCCACTTCCGCCGCCTGGGAGGGGCGTCACAAGGGCGCCAAGAATGCGGGCCGGGTGGCGGTACTGGGCAAAGGTTTGAAATGGATGACCACCACCATCAACACGAAAGACATGCAGCTCCTGGAGACGCGGCAGTGGCAGGTAGCCGACGTGGCGCGGATGTTCGGCGTGCCCGAGTGGCTGCTAGGCTCCCACGACAAAACCAGTTCGTGGGGCTCTGGCATCGCCGAGCAAAACCAGGCATTTCTCGATTACACCATCGACCCGTACCTGATCAACGTCGAGCAGACGATCACCGACGAGCTGCTGATGCTGCCCGAAAACCACTACGTCAAGTTCGACCGCCGCGGCCTCCTCCGGGGCAATCCCCAAGACCGCGCCGAATTTTTGTCCAAGATGTGGGAGCACGGCGCGATCAGCGCCGACGAGTGGCGCGAGCTCGAAGACATGCCGCCGCTGCCCGGCGCCCAGGGCGATGCGTACTACGTGCCGCTCAACTACGGGCTAGCGCTTGCAGCCTCCGGCGGGGAGCATCTCGACGAGCCGGGGCTTGCGGACCGCATCAACGCGGCGAGTGTGTCCTGATCCGGGACTGTATCTCTCTCATCCCCGTACCCCCAACCTCTGGGACATGGATCGTCTGCAGTCATACGGGTACGTCCGCGAGATCGACGAAGAGGCCCGCCGTGTCCGCGTGGTTGCCTCCACCAGCGCTGTCGCCCGCGACGACATGATCATCCGGGCCGGCGGCTGGCAGCTCCGGAATTATCAGCGCAACCCGGTCGTCCTCTGGGCGCACAACGACCGTGAGCTGCCGATCGCCCGCGCCGTTGAAACGTCCGTCGATGGGGACAACCTTGTCCAGCTCCACGAGTTCGCGACCCACCCCCGCGCCGCCGAAATTTTCGACCTCGTGCGCGGCGGCTTCCTCAACGCCACGAGCGTCCGCTGGTACCCGCTCGAAGCCGGCTACGAGAAGCAGAACGGCAAGGACGTGTACGTGTTCCGCAAGCAGGAGCTGCTGGAGGTATCGTGGGTGCCTGTGCCCGCGGACCCCGGCGCTCTGGTCGTGCGTGCTGACGGGGCCGCCTTTGAGCCCCCCACCATCATGCCTGAACCGGCGGCCGCCGCCGTGAAGGAACCCACCCCCGCGCAGCGCCTGTTGCGCGGATTTGCCAAGGAGGCAAGACATGGTTGACGAAACGACGGTGGCCGACCCGGTAGTGGAGCTCGGCTCTGCCCTTCGAGGTGCGATGGACGGCGTAGCGACCGCCATTCGCGACAGCAACGAGGCGCTGCGCACGCTCATCGACGAGCGCCTGCCAGCCCGGCCGGCGGACGGGACCACGTGGTCCACCTCCGGCGCAACCCAGACATCGCTTCATCGCCTCAACCCGGCGCCCGAGGCTGAGCCGCAGCGCGACACGGCCCTCCTGCCGGGCGGCGAGCGGGCGGCGCGGCTGAGCGTCTATGACCGCTTCGACGCCATGAAGTGGACTCGCGGCGACTTTGAGATCGCCGGCATCATCTACGGCGCCACCCGCGAGGCCCCGAACGTCAGCCGCATTGAGCCGCCCGAAGACTTCCAACGGGCATGGCGCCATCACCTGTTTGAGACGGGCCAGCCGCTGATGGTCCGCGAGGGCAATCGCATCCGCGCCATGGACACGGCGGAAACCGGCTACGGCCTGGAGCTGATCGGCGCGCAGTACGAATCCGAGCTGTGGGCGGCCGCCCGCGGCCAGGACCCGCTGCTAGCCTCCATCCGGTCCATCCCGATGACGGCGCCCACCACGTACATCCCGACGGATGGCGCCCTGCCCGAGATGCTGCTGGTCGCGGAGAACACGGCGAGCAACTCCAGCGTCTACACCACGAGCAAGACCGCCTCCTCCCGGGCCACGCTGACGGCCAAGAAGTTCACGATCCAGTCCATGTGGTCGGGCGAGCTGGAGCAGGACAGCATCATCCAGTTCACCCCGTTCATCCGCGAGAAGCTCCAGCAGTCGCTGGCCTACTTTTTGCCCAGCGCCATGTACAACGGCGACACGACCAACGCGGCCACCGGCAACATCAACCTCGACGACGCCGACCCGGCGGACACGAAGCACTACCTCGCTTTTGACGGCATCCGTCACTACTGGCTGGTGGACGCGACCGGCCAGGGCAAGGACATGGCGGGCGCGATCGACCTGACCGAGATCCTGCGGGCTCGCGGCAAGCTCATGGTGATGGGCGACGACGTAGACGACGATACCAACAACGCGAACTGGGGCGCGGCCGTCGATGACCTCATGCTGGTCACGGACTGGACCACGTACCTGAGTCTCCAGAACAACGCCTCCTTTGCGACGGTGGACAAGTACGGCCCCGGCGCCGCGGTGCTCACCGGCGAGCTCGGCCGCATCTTCGGCATCCGCTGCTTTGCCCCCGCCTACGCCTCCAAGACTGAGGCCGACGGCAAGGCGGCCGAAGTCGAAACGGCCAACACGAAGGGCCAAATCACCCTGTTCAACCGTCGCGGGTTCATCCGCGGCGAGCGCGCAGGCCTCTCGACCTACTTCGCCCGCGTCCAGGGGCGTGACCAGTTTTTGCTGGAGCTGTACACGCGCCAGGCGTTCACCCGCCACGGCACCGGTGTCGCGGCCGGCATCTACAACATCACGGTCTGATAGACCCCGCATCCAACGGCCGGATGGGGCGGGTCACCCCTCGACCCGCCCCATCGCCAGGATAGTTAGGAGTACAACCCATGGCAGGCGACGTTACCTTTGCCGACTGGCTCGCGTGGGGCAAGGCGTGAAGCTGCGCGTCGTCAGCCGCTACCGCAACGGGGAGGTGGAGTACCGCCCCGGCCAGGAGATCGACGTAGCGACCGCCACTGGCGAGTTTTTGCTGCGCGACTCCCCCGGCTCGTTTGCGCTGGCCGACGATCCGGAACCCGAAGTGCGCACGGTAGACCGCCGTGCACGCGGTGGGAGGGTGCGCTGATGGCTATGAAGCTTATCACCATCACGGTCACCACGACCGGCGCCGCCGGCGCAGCGACCGGCACTGGCGCAACCGAGCGGCCCGTCGTCGGGTTCGTCCACGGCGTCTACCTCAACTGGCACGCCTCCGCGCCCGCCACCACGGACACGACCCTGCGGACGAAGGGCAACTCCGCCCCGAGCTACAACCTCCTGGTCGTGAGCAACAGCGTCACCGACGCGTTCTTTGCCACCGTCGCCTCGCCCGTAAACAGCGCCAACGCCGCGATCACCGACGCCCACGTCCCGTGGCCCGTTGCCGACTACCTTGAGCTCGCGATCGCCGAGAGCGATGCGCTCACCAACGCCGTCGTGGGCCACGTACTCGTGGACGAACGCTAGCAACCGGCGTCCCCCCGGCAGGCATGGGCCGTCTCTCTTCGGAGACGCGGCCCATCCTGTTATTCGTGGGGAACCTCTACGCCTCGCTACTCACGCTTAAGCGGCAGCTCATCGTCGACGACACCGTTGACGACCAGCGCCTCCTGGACTACTTGGAGGTCGCCAGCCGCGCCCTCGATCGCGTCACCGGGCGCCGCTTCTACTCCCAGGTCGCCACCCGCGTATTCGATGGCCCCGGCGGCACGCGCCTCTGGCTGCCCTCCTGGGACGGAGACCTCATCAGCGTCACCAGCCTCGCGGTCGATGAGGGCGACGATGGCATCTACGAGCTCGCGCTGACCACCTCCGACTACCGCCTCTGGCCCTACAACGCCGACGGTGAGCCCTACCGGCGCATCGACATCCGGGGCAACAGCGTCCTCATCTCCGCCTGGCCGTCCGGTCCCGCCGCCGTCCAGGTCGTGGGCAGGTTCGGGTGGAGCGAGGTCTTCGACGCGCTCACCACTGCCAACGGCAGCGCCATCACGGGCACCGTCGCCGACGCCTCCACCCCCACCATCACTACCAGCGCCGACGCCACCACTCGCATCACCGCCGGCGAGACGATCAAGATAGAATCCGAGCACCTGTACGTGTCCGCCGTCTCCAGCACCGCCCTCACCGTCACCCGGGGGGTGAACGGAACCACCGCCGCCGCCCACAGCGCGAAGGCCATCAGCCGCCGCCGCTACCCCGTGGAGGTCGAGCAGGCCGTCGTGATGGTCACCAGCCGCTACCTGCGGGATATGCGCACGGCTGGCAGCGGCTCCATCGGCGGCGGGGACTTCGGCGCCAGCCTCCCCACGGAGTACGCCCAGATCGCCCAGCTCCAGCGGTTCTTCACCGCGCCGGTGGTGGCGTGATGGCCGGCCCCGGCCCCGAGGGGATGTTCGATGAGGCGGCGGGCCGGTGGAGATCCGGCATCCCACTCGGACGGCCGAAAGCGTCGCGCTCCAGGGCGGCCGGCGCCGCCATCTCGATAGAGATCGACGAAAAATCGTTTGAGCGGATGCGCCGGGTTTTCAAAATTCTCGCGGCCGACGACCTGCCCCGGCTGAAATCGGCAATGGAAAACGTCGGCGAGCGGTTCGCGTCCGAGGTCCGCACCCGGGCGCCGGGCGGCATCGCAGGCACCGTCAAGGATCGCGGGGTCCGCCGCTCCCGCGCGGGCCAGTTCCACACGCTCGGAGTGGTGGCGCACCCGGGCGCCCGCAGCATGGAGTTCGGCCGCAAGTGGTACTGGGTCGGCTACACCCGGCCCGGCAAGCGCTTCGTCGGCGGCCGCAAGACCATCCACCGCCCGGGGCAAGCCTCGCGGCCATACGTCGGTGTAATCGATGGTGACCAGGCGACCGGCGCCGTCGCGGGTTGGGCCCGAGCGCGCATCACGTCGGCGATCCAGAACACGTGGACCGACATCACGGCGGCGGGGCCACCCGCGCTATGAACACCGCGCTCGTCCTCTCGACCCTGGCCGACCGCCTGCGCGAGGTAGCGGGCATCCGTGCCGCCTACAGCCAAGGCGACGACGGCGCCAACGGCCTCCCCGACGGCCTGACCGTGTTGCCGTGCGTCGTCGTCTCGTGGGCTGGTGGACTGTCCTACGAGCAGCACGGCGGCGGTGGGATGCACCGCTACACGTTCCTCGCCGCCGTCCAGCTGTTCGTCGGCGACCCCGTTCTGCGCCTCGCCGGCAAGCGCACCCTCACCCTGTTCGACGCCATCGTCACGAAGATGGTTGGCGAGGTCACCCTGGGCGGCGACGTTACCTATGCGCGCATCCTCCCGAGCGAGGGTGGCTTCCGCATCATCCCCTACGGCGGCGCCGACGACGGACCCCTCTACTGGGGCACGACCGTCTCTATCGAGCTGAGCGTCGCCGAGACTGTCACGTACGCGGCCGGAACCGCGTGAGGAGGAGCGTCATGCAGCTGGCCTACGTCGGCCCCACGACCAACCCGCCGCCCCTGCCCGAAGGCTGGCCGGCGGCCGCCCACGACGAGCCCGACGCGGCGCTGGCGAAGGCCAAGCTCGCGCACCGGGCCAAGCCCGGCGGGGAGGTGTGCTACCGGCGCGCCGCCGCCCCCAACGATGAGGAGGAGTAACCATGGCCAGTACGGTCGCCATCACCCCGTTCGACACCATCCAGCTCGGCCGCGAGGCCGTCAAGGGCACGCTCGTCCCGGCCACCCGCCGCCTCGTCGGCGCCGGCGTCCTCAAAGAGACCCAGGATCGCTACTACTCCGGCTACCCGCGGGGGGTGAACACCACCGTCGGCGGCGACGGCGTGCTCACCATGAAGGAGTGCGAATTCGAATTCGAAACCGAGCTCTGCCCCCAGGAGCTGCTGTGGGCGCTGCTCACCGGCATCAAGGGCAACATCACCCCCACCGGCGCGGGCGCGGACAAGACCTGGACATGGGCACCCCAGCTCACCTCCGAGGCCACGCTCGACACGATGACGGTCGAGTTCGCCTTGTCCGACGGCACCACAAACCACATCTACGCCGAAGCCGGCTACGGCATGATCACCGGCTACACGATCGACTGGGAGTACAACCAGGTGGCGAAGATGAGCATGCGCGGATTCGCCCGCGCCCGCCAGACGGGCTCGCCCACCGGCGCGCTCACCCCCTACCCGAACCGCCAGATCCTCGTCTCCCCGCTCGCCAAGCTCTACATCGACTCCACCTACGCCGGCATCGGCGTCACGCAGGTCACCTCCGTCGTGCGCTCGATGAAGCTCGACGTGCAGACCTTCGCGGCGCCCGACTACACGATCGACGGCCGCACCGACCAGGACTTTGTGAGCCACCGCCTCACGCCCCTGCAGCTCACGGTCAGCGTCACCGCGGAGCTCAACGCCACCATCGCGACAGAGTTCGGCAACTGGCGCGCGGGCACGCGCCGCTACATCCGCATCGACAGCGACGGCATCACCCTGGGCAGTTCGAACTACCGCGTCC